TTGTTATCAAGGACTTCGTATATGCCGTTGTCATCTATAACAACTGCACCCATACTCATCATTGATGTTGCTAAGTGTGATACTTTCTCAGGTACATAATTTAACTCTGTAGTTACATTTGCACCGATACCTAAGCCAACCGCACTTGTGTGATAAGCCAAGTTCTTACCTGCTGTAACAGCAGAGGTTGAGAAAATGTTAAAGCCAAGGAAGTTCTTCATAGTCATGCCACCTGCATATGGTAGGTTTTGATCGCCTACATAATCAGATGATGCAAACTCTGTTACAAGAAACAAGTCAGCAAATCCTTTAGGATGCATAGCTAAATAACGCTGTCCATCTTCAGGTAAGTCTGCTGTACCAAATGTTTCAAACAAAGTTAACAAGTCTGCTTTTTCAACAGCAGCGTTTGTTGCGTTTATTTGAGTTGAACTAGCACCTGCATCCATTGCGGTAATAAGAATTTCATCTGTCTTACGACCTAATGCTGACGCTGATGATGTTGCGATAGCTTGACGCTCGTCTATGTTAGTCTTTAACTCGTCAAGTTTATCAATGTACTCAGCCGCATAATAATCAGCTAGAGTAGCTTCAACTGTTGTGTGTGCTAACTCCATTGGAGTTACCATACCATTTCGTGATTTCGTAGAAGCAGAACCGACACCGATTTTTTGAAAGCGTACTACGCTTCCTGCAACGTTGCTTACGTTACGAACAGTGTTCATTAATTTAGAACCCATTCTCTGGTACGCAAGATGCACCTCGCTCTCGAACTGCTTGATAAAAGCTGTATCTATTGTATTAGCCATTATCAATCCTTTCCCTGCAAAAGCAGATTAGTTGTTAAGGTTGCTCTCGGTTATCTGCTCTTTGCCTCATCCAGTTATCCGTTAGGGCTGTCAGCTTATTACAGGCCGTATATCATCATTGAATTGCATAAAATCTATATCTTGACAACGCACAAACCGAAGCACTTGATGCCCATTTAATTCAAATGATGTAGGCATAATCATAAACCCTAGATACCCAAGCCACGTTAAAGTCTTGTAATGTTCGACTGGGCAAACATTCTGCAATAGAAAATACTTTTGTTGAAAGTAATCTAGGAAAGCAGGCGACCATTTAATAAATGTTTTGGGATGTTTATCTACCACTTCAGAACAAAGCATCCAGATAGAACCAACAAGATCATGCTCAGGCACAGCACCAAACATCATTACTGGTTCCCCATCTACTAAAGCCGTAAACGTTTCAGCTTCTTTGTTTTGTAAGGGAGTCATTAACGCACGCCAAGGCGTTACGTTTGATATCATGCATTCACGTTTATCAGTATCTCTTAATGTATGCTGAAGTATTTCAGCGTGACTAGGTTTGCCTTTTACAACTACGGCCTTGCCGTAATTACCTTCCCCCGTGAAGACGTTGCCAGTCACCATTAACCTCCTGTATAAATGCAGGGTCACGCTTTCCTTGTTGCCAATAACGTGGGTCTTTCATCTTAGCTTCAACGTCAGCTTGAGTTACTTGACCTGTAACAGTTGATGGGGTTGCTACATTAGTTCCTTTAGTTTGTTCTATGATATGCTCCAATGCTTTTATCCCTGCTGAAGATGATCCAAGTTGAGCAATAGCTTCTTGCATATTTTGGTCTGGAAAGAATTTATTCATCCATAACTGAACGGCTTCAACTCTTACTGTTGCATTATCACCAAGTTCTTTTTGCACGGCTTGTAAGTCTGGTTGTTGTCCATTAACAGCGTTGGCATATTTTTCAATACCCTCAGCAAATTCATCTTGGCTTAATCCATTGTCATAAGAATACTTTGACCACCAATCAAGTAATTGATTATCAACGGCTTCTGCTTCATCTAACATTTCAGGCAATACATAATCACCAACAGTTTCAGGTCTGCCTTCAAAAGCTTTCTCTTCCATTTCTTTTAATATGGATGAGCGTAATTCTTCTTCGCCTTTGCCTAGCTTACCTTCTAATTCACTATAGGCTTTAGCCATATCAGTAGGGTCTTTAAATTTTTCAGGCAACCATTCAGGTCTATCAACAACAGCTTCAGTAGTTTCAACTACTTCTGGTTGTGATGTTTCTTCCGTTTGCGTCTGTAGCAATGTTTCTTCCATGATTTATCCTCTCTGCATGTTGAACACGTTTGGCTATTAGAGCCACTAAATACCTTTGACCTTCAAGGTGTCTCAACTCATCTGACGATATGTTCGCACCTGTAATAGCCTCAATGGTAATTGACTTTAAATATTGTAGGGTAGCCAGTCCACTGGGAGAATTGAATGTACTGGCTAAATCTAGGGATATTTTTTGATCTTGTTCTTTTGAGCGAGGGTATCCGTCAACCCCCAAGTGTTTGGATGTTTGGGTTTGCATTTGGGTCTATTCCTGTTTGTTGTTGCATTTGTTGAGCCATCTCAACCATCTTCTGTCTTTCACCTACGTCACGTATTAAATGGTCTGGCACACCAAATTTCTTGGCTAGATAGACAGCAGTCTCTTCGGAGGATACTAAGAGATTAATGACATCAGGCCCAAACCTTCCTGCTACCATTTCTAAGAATCTATCTAGGGAAACAATATCTTGATTTGATTGTGCCTGTGCCAGAGGAGATACACTCTTTACCTTTACTTCCCTGCCATTGACAGTTGGTATTTCAATCCTGCCCTGCTTGGTTAAAAGATAAACTACACGTTGAAGAACTGGTTGAACCATCTCAGCTTGCAGTCTGCCAAATGCAGAACCAATCTTACGAGATAAGTCAGCCATACGTTCCGCTACTTCCGTAGCTGATGCAGGTGTTTTATTAGGATCGCCAAGCATATCATTATACAAGGCACGTTTAATATTGTTACGCATATCATTAAGAACCAAGTTAGCTACATCAAAGTTTCCTGCAGCCCTTATTGGTTGCAGTCCTTGAGAGTTTGGTGCCTTTGGTATTACAGTTCCCGGTACTAAATTAATTGTATCTACGTTAATAACGCCATCATCATCCATCTGATAGATGCCACTAATAGCCATCTGTGCATTTTCTAATACCATTTCAATAGTTAAGTTAGCCGTTTTAATTGCACTAAGGGCATTGACAGCAGGGCCTCTTCCGTAAATTTCGCCAGAGGCTTTACTCCATCTAAATGCTATAAATGGATTTGATCCAACCCCTGAGTATTCTTCTTGAAGTATTAATTGTTTATCACCCATCTCGATAACCATATAACTATAACGCTCAACGTTAGGTTGATCGTATAGCTTGCAAGAAACCTCCAGGATTTTACATTTACTATCAGGGTACTTCTGTATTTTTTCTATTGTTTTTTCTGAGAACGTACCTCTTGGATACGCAACAGGAAGGTCTTCATACTTTAAGTCTCGCTCTCTATATACATGATCTATTCTTCCATCAGGCCCAGTATCAAGAACAACATGAGGCAAGGGAATAGAATGGAAACGTATTGGATTAATAGCGTCACCTTCAGTAATAGCAAGGACTGCTGTTCCTAAAGCAAGATCAATAAAGCACTCATGGATTTCCTGAGCAAAGTTAGAGGTCTGTATAATTTCAAATATATATTCAGTTACTTTATCTAGTTCATTATTTATTTCATCACGTTCAATTTCAGGCACTTCACTACCTGCAACAAAGTCAGCCCATCTAGCAAAGTTAGGAACAAGTCCTGCTTGTAACCTAGATGCAAATTCTTGTACGCCAACGACAGCCGTCTCATCAAATATCTTATCATCACGTCTTTGACCGGGAGTATAGTTCTTAAACCCTTGACGTTGTGGTAGGCAGTATTCAAATATCTCATCATAGAGTTCTTCAAACTCACGCCTAATAGTTTTGGCTCTTTCATACTTAGCCATATAGCCTTGAGCTAAATCTTGCATTAAGCAGAGTACCTATCGTAGTAACCAATACCACCACCAGAACCAGTAAGAAGAGATCGCCTGCCAGTGCCCTTACGTTTTTGAGACACAGTTTCTTCTAATGCTTCTTGCTTCATCTCTTTCATTTTAAATTGTTCTTTAGCTTTTTCTGACTCTCGTTCCTTTGCCAACTCTGGATCAGGTGCAGGTGTTTTGCTACTACCGCCTAAACACATATATAACTCCTTTTTCTTTTACGCATACCTATGAATATAAAAAGACACAACGCACAAACGTTACATCCTTGCCCATAAACCCTGTCTTCTTTGTTGCTTTGGTTGCCTTGTAAACACATCAAATGAAGTCTTAGCATTGAAAGCGTTAACTGATTTAAACTGACCCATCACTTGTCTGCCCTCACCTGAGCCAAGCATTAGATATTGCAGTGCATCATGTATGTGTGAGAACCTATCCTTTGAAGGCTTGTCTTCATAGCGTTCACCAGATACCTGCATCCGTCTGTAATGATAGCCACCTTCAAATCCTTTTATTAATTCCTTACATCTATAATCAATTAATACACCTGAGTTACCATCAACCATTCTTTGCAATGGCCCTGATACAGACTCCAGTCTTAATGCCACGTCATTACTATGAGTAGGTCTAGCCTTTA